CAACAGTGAAGGTGGCGACCTGTTTGCTGCTCTACAGATAGTAAGAGCAATTCAAGAATCAAATGCTACTATCGTTTGTTCGGTAGAAGGCATCTGTATGTCGGCTGCAACTCTTATCTTCCTTAGTGCGGACCGCTTTGAACTATCTGACCATACCATGTTCATGTTCCACAACTATTCAAGTGGCACCATTGGTAAAGGCGGCGAGATGTATGACCAAATCACACACTTCCGTGCATGGTCTGAGAAGTTGTTTGCTTCTTTCTATAAAGACTTCCTGACGCCAGAAGAAATTAAGTCTATGCTTGATAACAAGGACATCTGGCTTGATGCGGAAGAAGTTGCCAAGCGTTTGAAGAACCGTATCGAAGCAGACGCGGAAGAAGAGGCTCCAAAGCCCAAGAAAACTCGAAAGAAAGCCCCTCCAGTATAAATACTACTTGACATTCACTCACGAATCGAGTAGTATATAAATATGATTGGTTTTAAAGAGTTTATAAGTGAGTCGCAAGACAGTGCCGGATTAACTATCTGGGATATTGACGAGACATTGTTCCGTACCAAAGCCCGTGTCCATATCGTCAAAGGCGGTAAGATAATCAAGACACTGGGTAACAAGCAATACAATACATATAATTTACAGCCGGGTGAATCCTTTGACTTTAGCGAGTTTAGGGACGCCCGGCATTTTCGTGACACCAGCGAACCTATCGCTAAAGCAATTCGCAAATTGATTGCAATGCATAAAAATATCAAAGCCCGTGGCAGTAAAATGATTGTCATTACCGCTCGGTCAGATTTTGATGACCGTGATATTTTTCTAGATACATTTCGTCAACAAGGCATCGATATCGATGATATCCATGTTCACCGTGCTGGTAATCTAGGCGCCATGCCGTCTGCTCCAGCTAAGAAAATCTTTATTAAACAATACCTTGACACTGGTAAATTTACTCGCGCTCGTCTCTTTGATGATGCCGTTTCCAATCTCCAGATGTTCAAAGATTTGGCAGATGAATATCCCAACATTAAGTTTGAGCCATTTTTGGCTCATGCCGATGGGTCAATGACACGTTTTTAACTTGACATTACCATCGATTCGTGTATACTAATAATATAAGGAGAATGATTATGTTTAAGTCTATTATTTCTAGTATTATTGCGGTCAGTGTTCTTGCTACTCCTGTAGTAGCAGAAGCCAAGGGTCGTGGTGAACACCGCACTGAACGCCACGAACGCAAACGCGGCAATCATATTAATACGGGCGAAGCTATTGCTATCGGTCTAGGCGCATTTATTCTTGGTGCTGCTATTAAAAACAACAATAGCCGCGACGAGGAAGAAGTTGAGCGCGAAGTTTATGACCGCGAGTATGAATATCACTATCGTAACCGTGATGCATATTATCGCCGTGACCGCAACTGCCGCACCACAGAAGTTACTGAATATGACTACTACGGCAATCGATATATTCGCCGTGAGCGCCGTTGTTTCTAAAAGAATCGCTTGACATTTGGTCGCGAATCGACTATAGTAAATTATATGATTGATTGATGAGGTTTTGTGATGTCCCAGTTTGCTGAAAAGTCGATTCTCGCCAAGTTGTTGGCGACAGAAAATATCCATGTAGAACACCAGAAGACAAGTACCGCTTACTTCAATCTGGAGACCCGCACGGTCGTGCTGCCGATCTTCAAAGAGACTTCGGCTGACCTTTATGACCTGCTAATCGGCCATGAAGTCGGTCACGCTCTTGAAACGCCTGCTGACGGCTGGCACTCCAGCATCTCTGAGAAGGGTGTGGGCTTCAAGTCTTTCCTCAACATCATTGAAGATGCTCGTATCGAACGCAAGATGAAGAATCGTTACCCCGGTCTTCGTCGGTCGTTCTACAATGGTTACCAAGAACTCTTCGAAAAGAATTTCTTCGGTGTCGAAGGTATGGATGTCAATAAGCTAAAGTTCATTGACCGCATCAACCTTCACGCCAAGGTCGGTTCGTTTTTGAACGTCAAGTTCTCGGAAGAAGAGCAAGCTATTGTCAATCGCCTTGACGACCTGAACACCTGGGAAGATGTGGTCGCTCTCGCCAGCGAACTCTATGAACGTGCCGAAAATTCGACCGAAGAACTTGACTTTGAACAATTCATGAACGCCCTTGGTGATATCATGGAAGATGGTGATGGCGAATTCGACCCGAGTGCAGACTACGTTGAAGTTCCTAATTCGGACAACTCCGATGACAAAGAAAAGCCACAGACGCCTTCCTCTACGGGTCAGAAATCAGAAGAAAATACCGAAGAAGATTCGAAGTCTTCATCGTCCGATGATACCGAAGAAAAGTCAGAAGAAAAGTCAGAAGAGAAAGAAGACGGTTCGTCTGAGGGCAGCGAGTCCGATGATACAGAAGAAAGCCCTGCGCCGACTTCATTCACCGATGAGAACTTTCGTCGGAATGAAGACAGCCTGCTTGATGCAAACGCCCGTGAGACGTTTTATGCCAAGCTTCCTATTCTGAACCCGGCTGATTTTATTGTCGGTATTAACACCGTCGAAAAGATGTTGAAGTTCTCTGTTGGTGGCGCCGCATACCGAGCAGGCAAGACTGCTGAACAAGTCAAGATGGAACTCTACAAGGAGTTTCTTGCCAAGAACAGCAAGTACCTTAGTTCAATGGCACAGGACTTTGAACGTAAGAAAAAAGCCAAGTCGCTTATGCGCGCCCAGACTTCCAAGACTGGCCGCATCAACATGGACAAAGTGTGGGCTTACAAGATTACAGAAGACCTGTTCTTACAGAACACGGTTGTTCCTAACGGTCAGAACCACGGCATGCTTCTGTACCTTGATATGTCGGGCAGTATGTCTTCCAACATGTCTGGTACCATGGAGCAGCTGGTTCTACTGGCTTCGTTCTGCCAGAAAGTTCGCATTCCTTTTGAAGTTTACGGCTTCATCACGAACTCTAGCGCACCACAAACGTATTTCGATACAGTGCGCAGCCGCAATAACTTGTCAGACCCAAACAACCTGATGATTTCTGACCCCAGTTTCCGTATGCTCCAGCTGGTGGCTACCGGCGTTTCTGGTGGTAAGTTCAAGACCCAGATGGCAAATATTCTTGCTCTTGGCCAGTCTTATAATCGTAGCTATCATGACCTTTATCTAGACGGTACCGCTGCCAATTCTTTTGGTCTTGGCAGCACTCCGCTAGAAGAAGCCATTCTGCTTGGCCGTTACATCGCCGAAGATTTCAAGAACCGCAATCGCGTTGAAGTTCTTTCGTCGGTATTCTTGACCGATGGTGAAGGTGATTGCAACTTCGAAACTGTTGGTCATAATCATAATGATTATCACCGTAAGAACCTAGCTATTGTTGACTCTAAGACTCGTCGTACCTTTTCGCAGCAATATGACGGTGTTAGCTACCGCAGCCGGTCTTACTGTAAGGCTCTTCTTGAACTGTATCGTGAAACCACTGGTTCGCGGATGATTAACTTTTACCTGATGGGTTCTTATGACCTCAAGTATTTCTTGGCTCGTTCGCTCGTCCCTGGCACAGTCAGTGATGCGACCCGCAAGGCTTTCAAGAAGGAAGGTGCGGCACTTCTCAAGAACATCAATGGCTTTGATGACCAGTTTCTTATCAAGGCTGGCAGCAGCCTGCAAATCACGGAAGATACTCTGACTGTGGACTCCAACGATAAGAAGGAACTGACCAAGGCGTTCAAGGCTTTCCAAGATAAGAAATCTATTGGTCGTGTAATTCTTACGAAAATGGTTGAGGCTGTGGCGTAAAAAACACTTGACATTTGGTCGCGAATCGACTATAGTAAATAATGTGATTGATGATGTTTGTTTGTGAAAAGGTGATTTTATTATGATTAGTACCCGTGAAGACCTGCTTGCCGCCCTTCGTGCCGCTGATACGAATGGTGGTATTTTCCGCAAGAAAGATGTTTTTGCCGTCGCCCACCCGATGGGTATTGAGAAGTTGAACTGGCTCCTGTCAAAGGACAATGTTGTTTCTCGTGGCGTTTACGATTTGTCTGCTGCAATGGTTGGCGTGACTGCCAAGCCTGCACCCGTGATGCCTCAGCCAGTTGCTGAGATTACCTCGAAGCCCGTTGCTAAGACGGTGATGCAGCCTAAGCTAGAGGTAATCATTGACAATCTGGTTCCTCGTCTTGATGCGACCTACGTTCCGTTTGGCTTTTACACCGACCTGATTAAGGTTCTCAAGGCAGAAGCCTTCTATCCCACGTTCATCTCTGGTCTGTCTGGTAACGGTAAGACCACAATGATTGAACAGGCTTGCGCCAAGTTGAAGCGTGAATGTCTCCGCGTCAACATCTCGGTAGAAACCGATGAAGACGACCTGATTGGTGGCAACACCCTTGTCGATGGTAACGTAGTGTACCGCGAAGGTCCTGTTCTGACTGCCATGAAGCGTGGTGCAATTCTTATTCTTGATGAAATCGACCGCGGTTCGAACAAGTTGATGTGCATCCAGGCCATTCTTGAAGGCAAGCCATACTTCAATAAGAAGACTGGTGAGACTGTCTTCCCCGCCAAGGGCTTCAACGTGGTTGCAACTGCTAACACAAAGGGTCGTGGTTCCGATGACGGCAAGTTCATCTCGGCCCAGATTCTTGATGATGCCTTCCTTGAGCGTTTCGCCATCACAGTCGAGCAAGAATATCCATCGGCTAAGGTCGAAAAGAAGATTGTCATGAACAAGATGGAAAAGGCTGGTGCGGTCGATGAGGAATTCGCCGACAACCTTGTGACTTGGGCTGAAATCATCCGTAAGACTTTCTACGATGGTGGCATTGACGACCTGATTTCGACTCGCCGTCTGGAACACATTGTCAATGCCTTCGCCATGTTCAAGTCTCGCCAGAAGGCAGTCGAACTCTGCGTTAACCGCTTTGATGCTGATACAAAGTCGGCATTCCTCGACCTCTACACCAAGGTCGATGCCAAGATTGATACTGGCCCTACCGATAACGTTAATGAAGACGCATTTTTTGAAGAAACACCTTTCTAAGGAGATAGTATGACAATTAAATATAAGTATAACGAAGGTGACCTGCTTCGGCAGGTTACCGAGTATGTGAATGCCACTTATGGGCAGCACTATTCGCAGAACAAGTACCAAGCTACCGAGTTTATCATTGATGGTGGACATGGTGTAGGCTTCACGGTTGGAAATATCATGAAGTATGCCCAGCGTTATGGCCATAAGGGAACTCCTGAAGACTGGCGTAAGGACCTGATGAAGGTCATTCACTATGCCATCATTGCACTGCATGTCCATGATAAGTCACAACAGCCCAGTCTAGCAGGACTTGACATGGATGTCAACCTAGAAGTAGAAGGTCTTACTTTCGCTGGTGTATTACCATCTACGATATCCGGTGGTACGATTTCTGCTACTTTGCCTACCTCTACGCCCGACTGGTCAACCTATAATATGGGCACCAGTTCTCTCTTGACAACTGACACAATTTCTGTTATAACAAATACTGGTACTAAGACCAACAAGAAAAAAGGTTAATATATTATGAAAATTTCTAATGAAACACTCTCACTTCTAAAGAACTATGCGGGTATCAATACCAATATTCTGTTTCGGCAGGGTAATGTGATTGGTACCGTTAGTCCTGGGAAGAACATCTTTTCACGCGCCACGGTCACTGAAACCTTTCCCCGTGAAATTGCCGTCTATGACCTGAATAGCCTTCTGGCACTTCTGACCCTTATGGAAGATCAGGATGTAGATTTTGGCGAGAACAGCATCAAGGTTAGTAAGGATGGGTCGAAGTTCGAATACTTCTATTCCGATCCTGGCACCGTGACCGCTGCTCCCGACAAGAACCTTGAGATTGAACCTGTGTGGTCGTTCGATATTTCGTCGGATGAAATCAGTATGATTCTCCGCGCCGCATCAATCACCTCGGCACCAATCATCAGCATTGTATCGGATGGCGCCCAGGTTCAACTCAAGGTTGGCGACCCCACCAATTCATCGGCAAACTCATACACTAAGACGATTAGCACCGATGCTGCTCCTGTGTTTGATTGCCGAGTGAAGACCGAGAACCTCAAAGTCCTCTCTGACAACTACACTGTCACGCTTGGTAAGAAGCGCGCCATGGAGTTTAAGAGTAAGGGTCGTGAACTCGTTTATTACATTGCAATGGACCCTGCGTCCTCTATTTAAGGAGAAATAATATGACTAAGTTTGAATTCTCATTTAACGCCCGCATTCCTTATGATGCAGAAGAAGACCCTCGTGATGTAACCATTGCGTTTACCACGAGTGACCTGGATGAAGTTGTTCGCCAGTTTAATAAGCTCCTCATTCTTAACGACTTTGACGCACAGGTGGCTGTAGTATAATGGCAGAGAAGTTTAAATTTAAGAAGGAGTGGGACGATGAAGCCCATGACCAGGAACTACCTGAGATTGTTCCGGCTGTAGTCTTCAAGACCCGTGTCCGCGATGACTCGATTGAAGGTCCAAACCCATTCCGTTGGGAAGATAAGACAACCTATGATTACTTCGCTGGTAAGCGTGTAGTTCTGTTCTCTCTTCCTGGTGCCTTTACTCCAACATGTTCGACCTACCAGTTACCTGGTTTCGAAAAGAACTTTGCTGAGTTTAAGGCACTTGGTATCAAGGACATCTACTGTGTATCTGTCAATGATTCCTTTGTCATGAATTGCTGGGCGAAAGATCAGAAGATCAAGAAGGTGAAGATGATTCCTGACGGATCTGCCAAGTTCACTAACAAGATGAAAATGAGTGTCCAGAAGGACAATCTTGGCTTTGGTGAACGTTCATGGCGATATGCTGTTGTTGTGAATAACGGTCAGATTGAGAAGTGGTTCATTGAAGGTGATGTAGTTGAGGACAACTGCGCGGATGATCCTTATGGTGTGACTTCACCAGAAAATATTCTTGACTGGTTGCGCAATAACTGATATAGTGAATACTGGTCACTAAGCCAGCGTCCGTGGATGCACTAACATCGCGACGGACATTTTATTTTATTATGGAGAATCATTATGCGTGAAGACTTCCTCTGGGTTGAGAAGTATCGTCCTCGTAAGCTGGACGATTGCATCTTACCCGATGAACAACTTAATACCTTTCGCCAGTTTGTGGCGACTGGTGAGATTCCCAATATGCTCCTGTGTGGCTCGGCTGGTGTAGGTAAGACTACTATCGCCCGAGCCATTTGTGAAGAATTGGGTTGTGATTATATCGTTATTAACGGTTCAGAAGAATCTGGTATTGATGTTCTCCGTACCAAGATTCGTGAGTTTGCATCCTCTGTCTCGTTTAGCGGCAAGACTAAGGTTGTTATTCTAGACGAAGCCGATTACCTGAATCCAAACTCTACACAGCCAGCCCTTCGTGCCTTCATTGAAGAGTTTGCCAATAACTGCCGCTTCATCTTTACCTGTAACTTCAAGAACCGTATCATTGCACCTCTGCATAGTCGAACTGCGGTGATTGAATTCAAGCTAACTAAGGCTGACCGACCTAAAATGGCTGGACGTTTTATGAAACGTCTTGGTGATATTCTTGAAGCCGAGAGTGTGCAGTATGATGACAAGGTTGTGGCCGAAGTCCTCAAGAAGCACTTTCCCGACTATCGCCGTGTCCTTAATGAACTCCAGAGATACAGTGTAAGCGGTACAATCGATGCTGGCATTCTAGCCAACGTCCAAGAAATCAATATGAAAGAACTGGTTGATGCCCTTCGTGGTAAGGACTTCAAGAAAGTCCGTCAGTGGGTTGTAGATAATATCGACAACGATGCTGGCATCATCTTCCGTAAGATTTATGATACCCTTCTTGATGATGTCAAGTATCCTGCGGCTCTTATTGTTCTGTTGGCCGACTATCAATACAAGTCTGCTTTCGCCACCAACCAAGAAATCAATCTCGTAGCCTGTCTGGTTGAGATTATGGCTGGAGTGGAGTGGAAGTAATGGACGGTATTCTAGAGGGCCTTGGTGATCCAAAGGTAGAATACAAGCCAGAAGATTATGTGGAGAAAAAAGCCAAGATTTCTCCCTTTGATTTCATCAACGATATTAACCACAAGAAGACCAATCTCATAGTAGATGAGTGGTCAGAGAAGCAATACAACCCTTGGATCATCAATCGCGGTCTGAGTTTCAGTGCCGATACTGTTATTCCAGCCAACGAGAT